AGTTAATCCCGGGGGAGTCTTCTTGCATGCCTTCTGGCTCTGCGAAGTCTCTTCTGCGCTCAGCGCCTGGGTTCTCTTCAGTTAATTCCGCCAGCGGTTCTGAAGATAAACCGTGTCTCGGTTGCCGTCGGGCAACTCGAGACACGAAGGCTTGCCTCGCGAACGGCCTCAAGCTTGTGCGGATTCGCTTCCGACTTCCGTCGTGCGAATTACCGGAGCTTGGGGTGTCCGATTTGTCGAGGTACCTTCTTTTTCTCTTGGGGCAAGGTAAGGAGCGTCCACCTTGCCCCTTCCCTCGTGCGCAGTCGCAGCGAGGGAAAGACGGTCTCTGTAGGCTACAGAGACTGTGCCGACGAGACAGGTGGTCCTTGGCCCACAGTCTCGCTTCTTTAAAACGCAACCTGCCCGCAGGTTGTAAGCGGCACACTCCCACCAACGCTGAAGCTTTTCAAGAGCGTCAGTGTACCTCTACCCCCCCCCTTTCTTCTCCGGACTATCTCGCGTTTTGCAGACGGGAGGTACGCCGGATTTTTCCGCTCGGTTGGGACTCGTCATATGCTCGTTTTGTCTATGAGCATGTCCCTCGGAGCTCCGCTCGTTTGCCAGAGCGGAGTCGGGCCGACCATCTCTGGATGGGAAGCTCGTCGGAATTCCTCGTCGGTACCTTGCGGGGTCGTGTTGACCCGCGCCCGCTTGAGGCTCGGTACAAGCCGGTTCTCTCTGCAGGGAAGATTCGGCCACTCGTGATCTTTGATCAGCGAGTGGATCTCCTAGCTCCACTTCACAAGATGATGTACCATCATCTCGGTAAGCAAAAGTGGTTGCTGAAAGGACCGCCGACGGCGGAGAAGATAGAGTCTGTCTGTGAGGGCTACGACTGGTTCACTTCTGTGGACCTCGTCGCCGCTACTGACAATCTGCCGCTTGACTCGACAGAAGCCATCCTCGGTGCACTGCTTGCGAAGTGCACTCGGGTCCCGGGAGGGATACGCCTTTTAGCGTCGAACTCCCTTCGCCCGATCATCGTCTCCGGCCTGCCGGAGAAGGATGTCGAGGTCACTCACGGACAGATGATGGGGGGCTACCTCTCCTTCCCCCTGCTCTGCCTCCATAGTTACCTAGCCGCCAGGTGGGCGACTAGGGGCCAAGAGGCAGGGATCCTCGTGAACGGCGACGATACGCTTATCGCCGCCGCCAGCCAAGTCCCTAGAGAAAGTTAC